CCATATAGTTGCCGGTGTCAAGAATGTTGGAGCTGATGTTCGAGATAAGCCTAACGCTTGTGACCATGCCCAAGTCCGTCGCGCTCGCAAACTCATAATAACCAATCGTCTCGAAGTCACCATTCGCATCAACATCAAGTTGGATATGGCCGCTGCCATTTAGGACTGTGTCCGTATATGTGCCGCCCGTAAGCGCATCAGTGTTTGTGGCTGCGGTGTAATATGCTCTCGGGTCGGACAAACCAACATTGGCATAGAGCGCTGTTTCCGAGCGAGTGCCGTTAACGTCGATGGCCTTAATGGCGTAGGTGCCGTGTCGCGACGGCACCGCGTAAGACCGCGCGTCCCGCGGGATATTCGAAGCAATGGGCGTCATCGTAGCCCAGTTTGTAACGCCTTGGTTTGAGTGGTAGCGGATTTCGTAAGCGATCACGTCAATCGGGATATCATCATACGACCAGATCACATAAGTCTGATCTCCGGTCGTGTTAAGGACAAAGCTGGTCAGGGTCGTTGGCGCGGCTGTCGTTCCCAAAACCGTCTGATTAAGCGTTTCCGTCCAGCTACTGCTTGCGCCGAACCGGTCATACGCTTGCACGCCGATGTCGTATGACTCACCATTCTCAACGCCCTGGATCAGATACGCCTGCGCATCTTGCAGCATAGGGCTATATGAATAACCGTCAGCACTACCGGACTCGCGCCACCTAACGCGAAAGTTTTCCGCCAATGTGTATTGCCTACCATCCGCCGCAGGATCTGAAACGCCGCGGCGGAAAAATACGTTGATCCCCGGAAGAAGGTCACCTAGTGCCGTCCTGGTTAAGGCCCGCTCGTCAAGCACAACGTCTGTGATAGCCGGGTTTGCCGGCCCTAACATGGAGCGGGTTAGCGGCAAGCTGACCTTGCTATCGAATTCCGGGATTGACGCTGCTGCCTCGAAAATTTCGGGCGAGTACGGGTAGCACTCAATTGTTGCAGTAAGATCGCGACCCGGCCTGATACTCGCAATGATCAAATCCAACGTCTCGGCACCAACGGGGCCAAACATAAAAAGATCACCGACGCTTGGCGTTGTCGCAATCGCATCCGAGCCGCTTAGCGTGATCTGCGTCACCGTGCCAATCGCCAGAACAACGGACCGCAGCAACGTGCTATTATCGGCGAGGCGGAAGCGACACGAATAGTTGCTGCCGCTCTCCATGGTAACTTCTTGATCAAGCGTTATAACCTGCCCGTCAACCTGAATGACACGACCATAGCCGCTACCGATCAGCGGGACGTCATGGCTAAACTTGATCCTATCGCCCCGCGTGGCAATGAGGTTCTCGATATCAACATCAAACGTATGGATTTCCGGGCGAAGCCGCGCCATGGCCAGGAATTGCCGCGCGATCACATATGCCTGGTCAGAACTTTGCACGCCAGGCAATTCCAACGCTTCGAAGATCGAGGCGTTGCCCGCGTCATAACCGTCGTCGTAAACGGTCATCTCATCCGTCATGTAGTCGCGCGCCTCGTTGACGAAGCGCACCCGGAAGCCGTGCGGCTGCTCAGGCCATAGCCGCTGGCCTACATAATTCCAGGTGTTTCGCGGCGTGAAGTGCTGCTCTACCGTGTCCCGGTACGTGTCAACAATAACGCCCCACTTGCTATCCACGACGCTCGGCGTTGCACGCCCCGCGGAGGCGATCTGCACCAGCAAATCCCATATGGAAATGTCAAAGTCGATCACGTGGCCATAAGTAAATGCGTTATCGTCGCAATACTGCCACCATGCCGCTAAGGCAACGTCGTCTATGCTGGCAACGCCAAGCGCCCGCTTGTTCTCATCCGCCGTCAAGATATAGCGGTAAATGTCGGCGGGATTTCGGGAATAGCCCTGATTGCTCCAATCAACGCCATCGAAGGCCGGAATCTTTCGCTCAATAACTGCGTTGATTTGATCAAGGACGCCATTGAGTTGGTCCGTGGCCCGCACTCGGATCGCTGTATAGGAGAGCCCGTCAAGCTGGATCGGGTCTTCGTTTTTGAACGACCTCAATGCCGACCATGTTGCATCAGCGCGGACCCTGTCAGGATTTTTCAGCGCCTCACTAATCACATAACGATACCGCACCCGCACATCATACTGTCCGCGCGTAACCGTGGTGCGCCACGACCGCCGCAAGGGCTGGGCAGTATGGGCCGTGACATCTTCATCGGCAAACGAAGTCCAGGTTGCCGCACCCGTTGGGCTGTATTCCGCCTGAATGCGTGTGGTAAAGTCCCTCCGCTGGCCGCTGGATGAGTATTGCGTCAAGCCTTGTGGCCAAGTGACGGTGATGCCAATCTCATCAGTTTCAATTGGCGTTGTGCGCTCCTGCCAGTCACTGTAGTTGCCCGCGTCATCTTGGTTGAAAGCGATGGACAAATCTTCCTGCCGAACTTGGTCAGGGTAGAGCGTGACGGCTGTCGCCCCGCCGTCGTGCAGCACATGCTCATACTCAACGTCGTCATAGTCGTCGATCAAAGTCTGGCCAATTTTCAGCTCGGTGATCCTGCACGTCCCATAAGACCACACCACCAGCAGGCGTAAATATTGATCGTTATCGACGATCTCTGTGTATGGCAAACCCGCATACGGCGGAACAAACCGCGCCTTCCCTAGGACGCTAGGGATAACCGCGAACGGCTGGGCGGAGTTACGCGCGCCGCTAATGTTGTAGACCGTCGGCTCGTTGGGGTTGCGCGCGATCTCTGGCGCTTTTGGGGCAAAAAGGAAAGACGTGATCAGGCTGAGCGCCGTTGATATCAACGCAAACGCAACATTGACAATAATTGTCGCGGTTGCCACGCTCACGCTAAGAGCGGTTGCCACGAAAGGCACAATACCCGGCGCATGCAAAACCGGCTTTAGATATAGCGTCGTGCCAGCGTTCGGGCGAATGCGATGGTGCAACGCGCCGTTTAGCGGGCTATCATGGATCCATGCCTGATACGTCATGCCGGGAAATGTGCTGGCGCGCTCTATGGCGTCGGCAACTGTTTGGTCTGGCAATAGATCAAAGGCAACAGTGCGTTCAGAAAACGGGCTAGGGCGCGCAATAACGCGGTAGGTTGTCGGCGCTGGCGCTGTGGTTTTCGTCGCGACGATATTCAACGCCCCGGCCTCTTATAATACTGGATCGGTCGCCATGTGTTCGGCGACCGTGTGACGTTCATGATAACAGAACCAACGCGCTCTTGCACGTGCAGAATCTTAGTCTTATTTCCCACCACTAGGCCGATATGATTTGGCGTTTTCACGCCGTCTTTGATCGACCACATATGCAAAACGTCGCCGTCAATTGGATCGGTAGTGGGCTCTGTGATGGCCGCAAAATCAGCGGCATCAATCGCCACGCCGCGGTGCGCTGCGGCGATGTGCGCTTTGTGGTGTTCCACCGTGATGCCGAACACTTCGCGGTAAACTAGCCGCACCAATCCCCAACAATCCACACCGGCCCTGCTGTCACCCAGCAAGGCAACCGGAATGCCGATGTAATGTGTAGACCAGTGCGCCATCTAGAACAATGCCGGGAAAATGTTTGGCGTGAACCGGTCAGGCGGGAACGGCTCCGTTAGGAAGTCGCCAAGGATAAGCTCGCCTTGGATTGTCAGGGCGTCATAGCTGATGTTTTGCAACTCGTAGTTTGCAAATGTGTCAACATAATTGTCTGGCTCGCTGGCCATAATCACGTGGAAGTCAACGCGAATGCGCTCATTGGCGCTTATCGTCCTGATTTCATCCATGATCTCGCGCGTTACGTTGCCGACCACGAGGTTGGCCCGCGGTGGCCTTTCGGCGGTATCCTCTGGCAAATCTAGCATAAAAGGAAACGGCTGGTAAATGCTGCCATTGCTCACAATCGGCACCGGATTGTTGACGAAATGAAACGTGTTCGCGAAGCCGCTGTGAGAAATATCCAACAGCGTCAAAAATACCTGACTGGTTTGTTGCGACAATAGCGCGGACAGCGCCGCCGCTGATATTGTCCTAGCCATCTAAACCACCGTAACAGTTGGGATTAACGCGGCAACATCAATAGATGCCACCGGAACCGGAATAGTAGCCGCTATGGTGGGCAAAATCTCTAGCGAAAGCGACACGCGCCAATGGCCAAACGCCTTGCCGATGACCCCCGTGCCGCCGTGTCGAATGGCCTGGAAGTCCGGCGTATCTATCAGCCGCATATCCACCGCCGCGCCGTCAACCGGGTCGTACCAAGTGAACGAATCCGCGCCATAGCCCAACGTCGCCGCGTAAAAGGCGTCAAAGGTCTGCCGCTGCGCTTGGCTTAATACCATCGTGCCGCTGATGTAGCGTGCCGCCGCCGTAAACCGGGTGCGCTGCTTATGCGGCCCCGCGTCCATTTCGGTTCGCAGAAACGCCATTTGCATTTTGTCA